CCGCGCCTAATATTAATAATTTATTTGCCATTGTTAGTTTCCTTTAAATATTCCTAATCCATCTTTTCCTAAGCCGCCCATCATAGCGCCTCCAGCAATATCACCAAGCCCGCCAACTAATGCGCTTGTAGCATCAGCTCTTGCTTGGTCAGCGGCTGCTTTTCTTTGTTGGGCCATACCTAATAATGTACTAGTTTTTTCCATTTCCATTTGTTGTGATTGTCTTTCGCCTGTTGCAACCATTTGTTGTCTTCTTGCTTCACCTTGTGCACTTAACATTGCATTTCTTTGTTCTTGTTGTGCAATACTAACTGATGCTTGTTGCGCCGCTTGTGCTTGTGAGTTTGCTAATGATTGTGCTAATGCTGCAACACCACCGCCTCCTGCAGCAGCTGCTAAATTATTCATAATATTAGCTGCTCCTTGTGAATTTTGTTGCGCTGCAAAATCTGCCGCTTGTGTATTAACAGTTAAATTTTCGTATGTATTTGTAAGATTTTTGTAAGGATTTGATGTGTCTATAGATTCGTATTCGCTTTTTCTTTTAGCTAATTCAGCCGCTGCTCTTCTTTGTTCACGTCTTCTTTTACCGCCGCCAAATAAACTACCAATAGCTTTAACGGCTCCGCCAACCGCCATAGCCGCGCCACCCAATGGATTTGCACTTTCCATTCCGCCTGATAGTATTTTACCGAATAATGATTGTTCAGCCATGTTATTATTTTTTTATATATTTATTATTACGTATTAACTACTTATACTAATTTCACTACCAACTGAGTATATTTCCTTAGGTGTTGTTTGTATATTTTGCATTTTAACTTTAGCAAAATAGCCTAATAAACCACTTGTTTGCCATCTTGCATCTTTTGCATAAAGCAAAAACACGGGGGTTGTTTCTCCCGCAGATTCACCAGTTCCATCAATTGATGCAGTAACTGTTGTTGCTGTTTTACCTGTAATAGTGCCTATTAAATTATAAGGAGGGTCAGTTTTATCAACATACTCATATAGTTTATCTCCAATTTGTAACTCAGGGGGTATTCCCGCATTAACAGTAAGTGTAACGCTTGCAAGAGCAGCATTTCTAGAGTCCCATTCTCCTATGCCTTGCACGTTCAAAGCCTTAGGATCAAGAGTTGCTTCTGTTTCTTGAATTCCTTTAATATAGTTAAAATATTTATTTTCTTTTTGTATAAATGAACTTATATCTCCATCTTGTTGATCAGTTACAATACTAGCGCATGTCCAGCCGCTATCACCTTCATAATTCAATGTTCTAAAGTTTTTTATATTTGCCGGTGCTTCATTTAACAAAAATTCTACATAAGGAGTAGATGCTGAACCATAAAAATTACCATGAGCAGTATTCACATGATGCTCATATATATGCCCATTTTTAAATGTAAAATATTTATTTTCTAAACTAAACCCGGCTTCAGGTATAAATGATTTTCTACTTACCCATCCATTTGTTGATTCTGAAAAAGAAACTGTACTATTAGCATTTGTTGGGTGTGTGCTAATATTATATTGATGTTTTTTAACATCATAAGAGCCCACCATAAGACCATTATTAACAGCTAATGAATCTCTAAAAAAGTCTTTCATACCATATCCAGATATAGCCTCCATTCCATCTGCAGAATGCCTGACAACTACACCATTTTTTCTATCTGTAAAATATGATCTATGCGTATACGCAGCAAAACTTTCTGGATTAGTAGATATACCATAATTTGAATTATAAGGTATTGCTTGACCAAGAACTGCTTTGTTAGACGTTATATTAACATTGCCATCCGCGTTAAATAAAGCGTCTTTATTTGTTAATATTTTAATAACTTTATTTTCACAATATGCTATTATATCGTTATATCTTGTATGTAATAACTGTATACTGCCATAATCAGGATTAATATCTTTTGTAATATCCTCAGCAATAATAAATTGATTCAACCTATTTAATGAACTTTTATTATTATATATTTGTGAAAATATTAAACTATTCTTTTTTACTTCTTCTACGTATGGCTTATCTTCAAATACAGTTGAAACCCTTACTCCTTTACCTAACGACGCTCCATTAAAATCATCTCTAATAATAAATGATTCAACACCGTTTTCAAAGCTAAAGCAATTATAATAGCTTAATATATTATCATTACCATGATTACTAGAAACTGAAAATATTTCTTGAGTTTCATAGTATATATCTATATCAACGTCATCTTTAGGTAAAACTTCAAATATAGGTGGAACAGGTATATTAATCATTAAATTTTTATCTCTATATTCAAATAATGTCATTTGCATTACATTATCATGACCAGTTTGATTAAGAAAAATTAAATCTTTTTGTAAATTTTGATCTAATGCTACTAAATACACAACGTCTCCATCTCTAAATTGATTAGCAATACCAGATCCAGCTCTTTCAAAATATTTTAATACTCTTGTTATTTTATAAAGAGTGGTGTCTGCTGTTTGCGCAGTAACTCCATTTGTGCCGTCAATTTGATTTCTTGATCTGTCAAATTTAATAAAAACATCATTAGATGTGTCCATGCCATTTTTATTGCTAGGCGCTTTTTCAAGAGATAAAACAAATGGAAATTCACCATAGTTAGAATCAGCATGCCCAAATGGTCTATCAGAACGTATTGCAAACTGATATTGACCATCATGTAAAGAAAAGCCCGCTTCTTGATTTGTAGATGCGCCAGCTCCTTGATCAACAAATCCTACGCTAGGAGCATAGCTCATACCATCTTGATTGCCAGTATTAGACTGAAAACCGCCGCTTGTTGGAGACAGTGGAGTTCCTGTCCCATCTGTGTCTGCTCCAAGCCTAGTGTGTCTTGAATTTGTGTTAGCTTTGCCGCCGCCGTACATATGAAATTGCCTATCATCGTCATTATCAGCACCGTTTCCGTCTAAAGACATAGTGCTAACAGCAAACAAATTATTTATATTTTGTTGTAATTTTATTTCATCTAATAATGTACTAGATGATTTAATTTTTATAAAAAATAAACCTTGATACTCTTCTTTACCGCTTTCATCAATTTCTTCTACTACAATCATTTTTACACCCCCTGAATAATCACTTGAATCTTTATCTCCGCCTTTTAACACACATTCGTTAGTAAAAGTTATGCCATCGCTAGGAAATTTTTCATATAAAATTTTAACATCATCTCCAAATTGTTCAGTAAAATGCAATTCAATATCATCATCATCAGCAGGGTTCATTTCCCTAGTTAATACTTCATAAATTTTGGTTTCTGCGCCGCCAATTGTAAATTTAACTTTTGCACCAGGAGATAGCGCTCTATATGCCTCTCTACTAACATCATTTTGGCCAATATTAGTTATTTCATTGGTTGAACTAGCAAATGTATCAGCTACTTGAAACATTTGTCTTATTGTTACCCTATTTCTTCCTGGCACAGGCGTTGAGCCTGGTTTTATAATAATTTGATCATGGTCTTGTTCAAAATTTCTAGAAAACCCAAATGTATCTGGAACATATTTTGGTTTAATAGGTTTGGCTAAAAATGGAGGAGGCCCTGTTGTGTATTTATCTAATACTTTAAATTCTTCTGTAATATCAGAAACCTCAGTATCTCTTTTTTTCTTTATTATAATGCTGTCCTCAATTTGAACTTTATTAACATCAGCAGATGGTATGCCTATATATATAAAACCTTCGTCATCTTCATAAAAACTTTGGCCTATAAAATTGTAAGTAGTTTTTGAATTTTCTTTTATAAAGTATTTATAATGCGTAGCAAATGACGGGGCATTTGATGTTATTTTTGCTTTAAATTGATTCATAAAAGGTGCACTATCCTGACCAATTTTTATAATACCAGAATCACTAGTTAATACAGGCGTTTGTCTACCAAATGCATCCATATATACAACGCCAAATTGGTATGTTCTTTTTGATTTTATAGATTGTCTTTCTAATACATCTGAAGCGTAACTTGAATCGCCAGGATTATATCTATTTTGTAAATCTATATCAAATATAGGTTTTACATCTGCGTTATTAGAGTCTTTTAAATCAAAATTTTCAGTGTAATTACCATATATTAATCTGTTTGCCGTAACTTCTTGTGCTTTAGCTTTTTTAGGAACGCTATCAAATAATCTTAATAATTGATTAGACGGCACTGTTCTAAATATTTGGTCGTCTTTTACTTGAAATGTATTTGCAATAGTACCATTACTAGCTCTTTTAATAGTATCTACAACATAACAATTAGGGCTAACAGAGTCTTTGTATAAAACATCTATTTCATCTACATCTGCATGTATATTGTGATCTAAATTTGTAAGAGTCAAAGACCTAAGGCTATTTACCATTGCTAAATTGAATCCTTCTTTTTGATTATATGCAAACCCAGTGCCATTTCCAACAGTTGGGTCTGGTAAAAATGCAGCGTTTGAAAAAGGAGAAAAACATGAGTATTGACCATTATTATATTTATACCTATAAGCAAATCTTGGAAACTTTTCTTTGAATAACGGTTCTTCTTCTTCTAATATGCATGTATAAGCAACAGCGGTACCTGGCACTTGTTTTGATATATTTAATAAAGTAGCCGTAAAAGCACCGGCGTTACTTTGAGTACTATCATATGTTGTTAATTTTATTCTAGCTTTAATTGTTTTTGTGCTATTATTACTAGTGTCTATAAATTTATGCGTAAGTATAATAACATCACCAACTTGATAATTAGGATTTGTAGCGGTGCCTGCAACTTTAAATTTACTAAAATCAGAGCTTGCATTATTAAAAGAAGTTCCGGTATCAATTGCATTAACAAGGCCGCTTGCATTAGATGAAGCACCAAAATCTGCATCCATAATAAGCGTGCTGCCATGGCCTGATGTACCTATACCAGTTCTTGCTGAACTACTCATGTCTAATATTGGCGCAGCTAAGGGCGATTTTTTAATAACTGTAATTCTTTCTGCGCTTAACCCTGAACTTGTGCCAACAGAGCCACTAGTTTGCCCTCTCCAATATTCTATGTCAATTTGTCTAGGTTCATTTAAATTATCTGTAAAAAATAAAAATCCATCTATAACATTTGAACCAGTTATATAATTGCTAACATTAAAATTTAATACATTGCTGCTATCAACTATTATTGTGTCATATGTATTTGTAGAATAGTCCCATTCTGCAATTAAATCTTTGGCGGAAGAAGTTATAAACCAATATACTTTGCTGTTTTCAATATCTTTAGCAACACCTATACACTTTGCATTAGTTAAGCTAATAGAATCTCTTTGTGTATTGCCTAAAATATTTTTTAATGCACCTATGTTGCTACCATCGGAATAGTCAACGTCTACATTTAAAGCATCTCTATATTCACCATTAGGAACTAATCTTTCATCAAGGTCTTTATTCATTTTACCTTTAATAAAAGCATTTTTAATTTCTGGCATATTCTAGTGTTTAATTCTTTTTGATTTATTTCTCATTACTTGCGCTAGCTCACGCGGATTAAGATTGGCTAATCTTATTTTTGCATTTCGCATTGCAGCGAATCTATCTTTTTTGTATCTTTGTACTATATATTCTGGGAAACCTGTTCTTGCGCTAACTACAGAATAAATAATATGTTTATATATTGCTTCCTCTGCAAATTTATGTACGCGCATTTCTGCATCAGTACCCATTCCATCTGAAACATATTTTAATGTTATTATTTTACCAACTAAATCAGCGCTAAAATGAATTTTACCGTGTATTTCATCTATGACAAAATGTCCATTTCTATTTGCCAACTCTGGATTAATACCATATCTTTGCCCAAATTCAGCCGCTCTTTGATTTACTGCGTCTATATCATCTAAAGAATCATCAATAAAAGTAGCAGTAACATTATCCATATTAGCATCTTTAAATCTTGTTTGTGTTACTGGCGTTTGAGTTAACAAACTATCGTCATCATCATATAAATATTTTGCTTGATTATCTTGAGCTATTGATTCAGACGGTATTGATGTAAAACGCATAGGATATAAATGATGTTCCACACCTAATGAATCAATTCTTGATATTTGAACATAATCAACATAATCCTGAGGCATTACCATAGATAATGTATCTGGTATTTCTATTTCTTGTATTTTTTCAACTTTTGTTAAATCATAACTAAATTCTTGTATACCTCTTTTAGCATGAAATAAAACATCTGTTCTTTTTATTCTAGGTATAATTTTATCTTGGCCTACATAAGAAACCATAAAGTTACTTACTATGTCGTTTAAAGATATATATCTATAATTACCAGCTATTATAGGATTAACAAGTTCAATCTCAATAATATCTCCATTTACAGGATGATTACCTGATGTAAAATTTATAAAACCAGTCCCAGAATTATAATTATATAAACTATCATCTAATTCTATGCTATTTTTAAATACAAGAAATTTTGATTTTGCTGTTGGCAATGGGTCTAATGTTAATTGAAAACCGCCATTAGATCCGCTTGTCAAAGCAGTAGTATCTGTTACAAACTTCTGCCCTGGTGTATAATACTGATAATGTGTTTGATTTATAAATCCCATATCTTATGCTTTTTCTTGTGATACATTTTTAGTGTCTTCTCCACTAGCCATTGCATAAATAGAATTGTCTTTTATTATAATGCCTGCCAGCGCTAATATTTTAATTACTAATTCTGTTTCTTCAGATTCATGAAGCTCAAAATTAACTGAATTTGCCCCATCATATAATCCTGTTGCACTATTCGCAGCCCAAGCAACATTCGTAGGAACCTTTATATAGTTTACAAATATACCAGATGTTATTTGCGCATTGTCTGTGCCGTAAACTTTTATGCCAGCATTATCTCTTATATAAATAGGATATTCATTTGTTGGTTTGGCTAAAGGTGATCTTCTAATATATAGCCATTCTTTTTGTGTTATTTGTTCTATTTCTCTACAACTAGGGCAGTTGTTTAATATAGAGCCTAACCGGTATAAATCAGCGGGTAAAGTTGTACCCCCGGAAACTGATACACCAGTTTTTTCAAATATACTAATTTTTTCTTCAAGTATATTTAGCATGTCAGCATAGTCTGTTTGGTTACCAGGTATTCTGCCAAATTGATTTAAGTCATAAAAATATTGCTCAAATATATCAAGCTGAGCTTGATTTGCAATAGTATTAAACTCCTGAGGTGTAAGATAACCTCGTTGTTCTTTATTTGTTATAGCTAATACTCTTTGGTATACTGTATTTACGTTTACTGCCATTATATTTTTATTATAGGTTAAGGCCCACTAAATGCAGGCCTCACCTACATTTTGTTTACTTTAGTTTCTTTTCAATTGTTTGGTATACTTCAACACCTTCATCGGTTTTAAAATATGCCGCTAAAGCAGAATATGGATTTTCATCAAATGGAACTGTCATAAGTTTTCTATCATTTGTTCCCCACATAAATGTTCTTTGGTCACCTGATAGTTTTATAATATTAGCTTCAACAGCTTTTATTCCAACATTTCTAATATTTATATTTTCATCATTAGCTAATTCTAAGAATAGATTTGGGTTTTGCCTAGCAAATAGTAACCCATCTCTTTTAATCTCCTTAGAAGTCATCTTAGATACCTCATTCCCGTATTCTGATCTTATTATAGCTTCTAATCTATCTACATCTAAGCTTTGCGCTAAATTTAATGCTTCAATTTCAATTTCTAAATAAGCCATGTCATTTTCGGCAATAACTTCTGGATTATATTCTACAAATTTAGTACCATTCCAAGGATGTAAATCTAAAAATTGTTGTAATGTTTGTTTTTCTTTTGGGACATATAATTGTCCATCTCTAAAAATAATATGGCTTAATCTTTGTACGCCTTTCATTTCATCTACAAATATTGTTTTTTGATTTTCACAATATTTCATTTCTCTTTCATATCCAACTTCCTCGTCAAACCAATAAAGCCCTCTGCTTTTTAATACATATACAATAGGTGTATTATTTAAATTTAATTCATACACTTTGTCTTTGTATTGTTTTTTTATTTCTTTTTTAACCTCTACAGGTTTTACTACAGCCTTTTCAACAGGCTGTTGTTTTTTTGTTTTTTCCATAATATAATATAATAAAAGTTAAAATAAAAGGTCAGGGTGCCGAAGCACCCGTTCCTTTATATTAATTGTTAAGAGTCAAATCTGATAAAGTTGTTAGCAGCTTGTGTTACTAAACATCTTTCAGAAAGATAGTGAATCTCCATTTTGTCAATACCTGATGCAGTAGCTCCGCCAACTGATCCAGTAATCCAAGACTTCATTCTTCTATCATCCATTTCAGAAGCTCTATATCTTACGTGTAAGAAAGGTCTTCTAACGTTTTTACCTAATTGTTGGTCATAAACTGAAGATGTACCAGCAGGTACTAAAAGTCCTTTTAATCCACCTACTAAACCTCTTGTAGAAGCATCATTAAGATATTTCCAGTCAGTTTTGTAGAAGTCATAAGAACCTCTTCTAAATCCAGTAAAGCCTAAATTAAGCGCCATGTCAGCAGAGTTTTCAAATACACCGTAATTTACACCGCCAGTTACATGTGGGTTTAATCCCGCAAGTAAATCGTCAATGTAAAGGTTAGCGTCTCTGTCTAAGAATAACATATTTTCTTCAATTGAACCTTGCTTGTCTAATTCTTTTAATAATAAATCAAATTCAGCAAGCTTGTCAGCAGCAGGCGTAGAAGAATCAAATTGATTCGTTGCTACGATACCTCTGTTTGCAATTGCAGCTAATAGTCCTTCAGAACCGTTAACACCACCGTCAGCTAAATCATGAAGTTGTGAATCAGCTACACCAGAACCGGTTGCAACTTTTTCTGCTTCAATCATAGTCATTTCTAAATAATCTTCGAATCTAACTCTAGTGTCCCCCTCAGCCTTCATGTACCATAAGTAACCTGATTGTCCAGCTTCTCCACTTACTTCAACCCAACCAATTTGAGCTGTATCAGAACCATTAATTTCAAAGTGATCTTTAATAATCATTGGTCTGTTAGTGAAAGATTTGAACACAGGCTCTACAGATTTTTGCATAGTATCAGTTCCTTTTCCAAATTCAGAACCATATACAAAAAACTTAATAGCTTTACTACCTGAAGCTGAAGTTCCAGCTAAGTCATTAATATTCTCAGCACCGTATGGTAAAAGATCAAGTTTAACACCGTTTGCATAATCTGCAGTGCCAGACTCAATACCTTGATTTACACGAGCTTTAAATACTACTCCTTCTACTACAGCGACTACAGTTGCTCCTTTTCTAATTGCGTGAGCTTCTGTTGCGCCAGAATCGATTCCTGTAATAGAACTTACTACTCCAGTTTCTATGTTTACAGAACCGTTATAAGCTAG